ATGGACCAACGATATTACTTCTAACAATAGAGAAATTACTCGGATCCAAGGACAGATACGATCTCTCGATAGTGACATCACATTACTCTCCTCACGTGAGGGCGACTTAGGTGAAGCAAATCAGAAACTTGCTAATCAGGTAGAAGAAAAAGAATCACTTACAGAACGTAAACTTGAGATCAATGAACAACGGATCTACTACGAAGCTTGTTCAGAAATGCTTAAAGATACAGGTATTAAGACAAAGATCATTAAAGAGTATCTGCCTGTCATGAATAACCTTGTCAATAAGTATCTACAGGTTTTAGACTTCTTTGTGCAATTCAATTTAGATGAAAACTTCAATGAAACAATTAGATCTAGACATCGTGATGCATTTAATTATGCAAGTTTTAGTGAAGGTGAAAAACAAAGAATCGATCTAGCCTTACTGTTTACATGGCGTCAGATTGCTAAGATGAAAAACTCTGCTGCAACAAACCTATTGATCCTTGATGAAACGTTTGATTCCAGTTTGGACCATGATGGTGTTGATAACCTAATGAAGATCCTCGGAACACTTGAAGACGATTCAAATATCTTTGTAATCAGTCACAAAGGTGACCTACTAGATGGTAAGTTTAGATCTAAGATTGAGTTCCACAAAGAACATAACTTCTCAAAAATGGTATTGCAAAATGAAACCTAATACTAAATTCGAATTAACTGTACGTGATGTTGAGCTTATTGAAGATGCTCTTAGATCACGGATTGGTAGATTGTTTTGGAATCCAAGCAGTACTGCCAAGGAAGAAGTAAAAGAGATACAGGATTTACTTGGTAGGATCCACAATAAAAAGGTGTGGTATACTCCGAAAGGCAAATTTATAGGTGGTGGATGAACTGGATACAAATCGACGAAGTACTACGAAAAATCATAAAGAAACATGACTTGAAAGAAGACATGTACAAAGAAGCTGAAAAACATTTCAGTTGGAATAGGTCTCAATCAGAGGCTGCAATAGATCCCCTTATAAACCGTACTAAGAAATAAAGGAAATATTATGCTAGAAACCATGTGCGATATTATGGATGCTGCCTATAAAACAAACTGGATTACAAGTCGTGATGGCAATATGAGTGTCAGACACCAAGACCGTGATCACTTTTATATTACTCCATCCGGTGTCCGTAAACAAACCTTGCAGCCAGATCAATTCAAGAAAATGGCCGTAACTCCAAACGGTCCAGAGTATCTTCCATATACCGATATTTCTGCAAATCTTGTGGCATCAGGTGAACTGCCGATGCACTATGGTCTGATAAAGAATATTCCAGAAGGTGAAGATACTCGTGTTGTTGTTCACGTACATCCAACGTATTGTGTTGCTGCTATGCATGCCGGTATTAATTTATGTGATATTGATAGAGACTTTCCAGAGCTAAACCGATATAGTAATATTGGTCCCAACGTCGGAGATGTTCCTCCCATTTCTCAAGAGTTGGCTGATAATGTACATGAGAATATGGGACTCAAGGCTGATGGTACCACTAAATGCAATATCGTAGGTATCAAAGGTCACGGCGTGGTTGCAATTGATACTACCCCATGGCGGGCGTACGAGCACGTAGAACGATTAGAACATATCTGTAAGATCATCCTGGTGAGTGGTAAGCTTGGCCTTGATGCCGATTGGGTAAAATCTTTTTAAAAAAAGTGAAAAAAAACTAAAATAACTGTGTACAAGGTCATTTTGTTGTGGTATAATATACATATAAATTGATGGAGAGAATCAATGAACAACTCAATGATCGCACGGCTTCTGGCCAAAGAGAATATCACTGTATCACATGGTAACTTCCGTACCGCATTTTTCGATGTGGAAAACCGTGTCCTAGGTCTTCCTTTGTGGAAAGATATGGGTAAAGATGTGTATGATCTCTTGGTTGGACACGAGGTCGGCCACGCATTGGAAACACCTGCAGACGGATGGCATGAGTCAACTGCGCAGATTCCAGGCTGTCCTCGTGCCTATATTAATATCGTAGAAGACATCCGTATTGAAAAGCTTGTCCAACGTCAGTATCCTGGCCTTGTTTCATGCTTTAAGCGTGGATACTCAGTTCTTAACGATGAAGACTTCTTCGGTATCGAAGGCAAAGATGTAAACACATTGCATCTTGCTGATCGTATTAACCTAAAGGCAAAACTACGTGGACTTGTTGACGTACAATTTTCTGATAAAGAAAAGGCTGTTGTCGATAAAGCTTTTGCAGTTGAGACTTGGGAAGATGTACTAGATGCTTGCCGAGATCTTTACAACTTTATTGAGGACAATAAAAACGATGACACAGACGACACTTCCGAAACCGATGAGCTTGTGGAAGCTAGCGATGATGGTGACTCACTACAAGGTGATGGACCGTCTGGCGAAAATGACGGAGCTCCTAGCGACGAAAATTCCGACTCAGATGATGAGGAATCTGGATCTTCTGATTTGGATGCACAAGGCGAACTTGCTAGAGAATATAGTGCGATACCAGAAGCGGGTGGGTCTGAAGTAGATCCTCATATATCCGAGACTGATAAAGCGTTCCGCGGAAAAGAGTCATCACTTCTTGACACAGATAGTCAGGGTCGTCAAAAGCAATTCGTAGAGGCAATTGATCGTGGACAGATGGAAGAGATGCTCAATTCTTATGAGGCTATCTCTGAGCGTCGTGATGCAATAAACTCTATTGATAATGTCGAAAGCTTTAATCAAGAGCTCAAGTCATTCAATGACGATACAAAGAAATTTGTTGGTGTTATGTCAAAAGAGTTTGAAATGCGTAAGATGGCTTACCGTACTAAGAGAGCTCAGACATCACGCTCTGGTTCTTTGGACATGAGCCGTCTCCATACATACAAGTACAACGATGATATTTTTAGCAAGGTCACTCGATTGGCTGATGCTAAATCTCATGGTATGGTTATGTTCATCGATTTCTCTGGATCTATGGGAAGTGTTATTGGCGACACTATTCGTCAAACTCTTATTCTTGCAATGTTCTGCAAAAAAGTTAATATACCGTTTGAGGTATATAGCTTTACTACGTCTGAGAAGCTAAACCCTGCGACAAAAAACAGTGGACTCACTTATCGTATTCATGCTGGAAACGCGTGCATCAATACACTGCTCACCTCCACTATGAAAAAGAATGTCTTTGAAAAAGCATACCGTGAACTGTTTATGATCGCCTCACGCGAAAGCTATGTCCGTGTATGGGATTCGCTTGGTGGAACTCCACTGAACGAAACAATTATGGCTTCTCGGTTTATCCTTGCTGACTTTAAAGCTCGGACACAAGTACAAAAAGTAAACGTAGTATTTCTTACTGATGGTGATGCACAGTCTATGTCTATCGAGCCACCTTGTACCGAAATGCATGAGGATATTCCTACTGCAGGTCAGACTATCATGGTTGACGGTAAGCGCCTTGAGTTTGGCCGGTTTGATCGTCAGTACAAAATCACTACTCAACTGCTAAGCTCATTGCGTGAACAGTATAATGTGATTGGTTACTTCTTAGCCGATTCAAATCACGAAGTTCGTCGTAAGATTTGGGATGGAGCTAATGGATATGTATCAGAAGAAACTACGAAAGAATATTTAAAAGAATACCGTAAGAACAAGTTTATGTCTTTAGAAGATTCTCTCGGCTATGATAAACTATTCATCATCAAGGCTGACCGTAGATCTTTGAATACCGACGATGATGAGTTTGAGGTATCTGATAATGCTAAGAAGGGTGAGATCCAACGAGCATTTAAAAAGCATGCCAACTCAAAGAAAACGAACAAGATGTTTGCCACTCAGTTCGCTAAGATGGTAGCGTAAACCGATAACTCTCCGTAGCTCAGTGGATAGAGCATCCGCCTTCTAAGCGGATGGTCGCAGGTTCGAATCCTGCCGGGGAGGCCAAATTAAAGTGAAAAAAAGTTAGTTTTTTTTGCAAAAAAGTGTGTACAACCGATTCTGGTTGTGGTATAATGGTTACATAAATTGATGGAGAGATCAACATGAAACAAGTAATCAAAACAGTAGTAGTCGTATCAGCGGTCACAGCCGGTCTTTTTGTAGGTATTGACCTTGCAATGAGCACACCTGATGTGCTCGTTTCTTATTCAACTAACACATGTACTCAAGTAATTAACTACGAAGGGATCTTATTCCCAGCTGGTAATTACGACTGTGAGAATCTTCCTGAAAAATATAATCACATTTATGTAAAATAACTGTGTACAAACGATTCTAACTGTGGTATAATATACCTATTGATAATGTGATGGAGAGACTATATTATGAATACTGTGAAACTCGCAAGTGAACTTGCTACCCGTTTTCCCGATACAAACGAATTTTACCCTAAAACTGTAACGGCGGTTGCCCGCGAATTAGGTATTAAAGATGGTGAGTCTTATCGATTCACTACGTCTCAGCCTAAGGTTCGCCGTGGTCTTTATAACCTAGAAGCTCAGCTACTGCCATTCCGTAGTAAACAAGAGGCTCCTCAAATGAGTGGCGGCGTTGCTTCTATTGTAAACGACGAAGTATTTGTACCTGATGCAGATCCTACGTATGTCCCATGGGGACACTTTAAAGATGTTGAATCGATTATTCGGTCAGGCATCTTTTACCCGACTTACGTTTCCGGCCTATCTGGAAACGGTAAGACTTTGATGATTGAGCAGGCCTGCGCCCGCTTGGGTCGTGAATATGTACGCGTTCAAATCACTCCTGAAACAGATGAGGATGATTTGATCGGCGGTTTCCGCCTTATTAATGGTGAGACTGTATTCAATAAAGGCCCGGTCATCAAGGCGATGGAGCGGGGTGCGATTCTCTTGATTGATGAGATTGATCGTGGCTCAAATAAAATCATGTCCCTCCAAGGTGTAATGGAAGGGAAGCCAGTGTTGATTAAGAAAACTGGTGAGATGGTCCGCCCCGCTCCGGGCTTCAACATCTTTGCTACTGCAAACACTAAAGGTCAAGGTTCTGACGATGGTAAGTTCATTGCAGCTACTATCATTGATGAAGCTTTCCTTGAGCGTTTCACTATTACTATGGAACAGCCATACGCTGCACTTGCAACTGAACGCAAGATCTTGATGAAGCATATGGAGAAGTTCGGTAAAGTTGACAAAGATTTTGCTGCCAACTTGGTTGTTTGGAGTGAAACAATCCGTAAGACATTTGAAGATGGAGGTGTTGATGAGGTTATATCTACTCGTCGTCTCTGCCACATCGTTCAGTCTTACTCTATCTTTGACAACAAGATGAAAGCACTTGAGTTGTGTATCTCACGCTTTGATACCGATACAAAAGAAGCTTTTCTTGATTTATATACTAAGGTTGATGCTGATGCTGCTCAACCTGCTGCCTACTACTCAGGAGAGGAGACACCGCGTGACGAATACCAGTTCTAATGGAATGAAATTTGATGACACAAAACCTGACTACAGTCTTATGCCCTTCGGGGCACTTGACGAAGTAGTCAAGGTTCTGACATACGGAGCAAATAAATATGATCGCTTTAACTGGGAAAAGGTTGAGCGCCATCGTTATGAGGCTGCAGCAATGCGCCACATTTCTGCATACATGCAGGGTGAGATACACGATGATGAGACTGGTATTAACCACACAGCTCATGCGATCTGCAATCTTCTTTTCTTACTTGAGTTTGATAATAAAAGCGAAAAAAAAGATAAAAAGCCTATGTACAATGGAGATGAACTGATATATAATACCACATATCAGTCAATAGACTCTGCTACTCCCGAAGAGTGGAATCAGGCTTATCGAAATGTTAATGTGACAGTGAATGGAATGAATTATGAAACTAAGTAATGACACACAATCTGTATTGAAAAACTTTGCTGGCATCAACAGCAACATCGTTATCAATACAGGATCTGAATTAAAAACAATCTCAGAAGCCAAGAATATTCTTGCAAAAGCTTCTGTATCTGAATCGTTTGATACCTCCTTTGGTATCTACGATCTCAACGAGTTCCTCGGCGTGGTAGGCATGTTCGATGATCCGGAACTTAACGTAGCAGACGACGCTCTCTCCCTCAAAATCTCCCAAGGTCGTCGCGCAGTTAAGTACTTCTTTAGTGCTCCGGATATTCTGACCTCTCCATCAAAAGACATCGTCATGCCATCCGCCGAGGTAACCTTTACTCTGACTCAGGATGATATGGGCCAGCTTCGAAAAGCTGCTGGCGCCTTGGGTGTAACAGATGTAGTGGTTACGAAATCCGCCGGTGACTCTGGTCTTACGATCAAAGTAACTGATGTGAAGGATTCTACTTCGAATACATTTGATATCGAAGTAGATGCCAAAGAAGTTGTAGATGATGCATTCAAATTCATCTTTAATATTAACAACTTTAAGTTTGTGGGTGGTGATTACGAGGTTGTTATCTCTAAACGTCTCATCTCACATTTTAAAAATCTCAATATTCCAGTCGAGTATTGGGTAGCTCTCGAGAAAAACTCAACCTATGGAGAATAAAATGACTGAAGCAACAGAAACTCAGGGTGCGGAAGAAGCACAGGCGCCTCAATTGGGCCTAGGCGATCTGGCTGCGGTAATTCAAATCATCGACGTTTGTTCAAAACGTGGCGCATTTGAAGGTACTGAGCTAGAATCGGTTGGTGCAGTTCGTGGTCGTATCGCAACTTTTGTACAAGCCAATGCACCTCAGAAAGAGGAACCAGCAGAAGGTGAAGCAGAAGAAGCGGCTGAGTAATACCGTTCGGGTGATGCCGTAATACATCCGCGAGGGCCAACGGTTAGCCCTCATCTTTTCCCTGTTAGCTCAGTTGGTAGAGCATCTGACTGTTAATCAGATTGTCGCTGGTTCGAGCCCAGCACAGGGAGCCAACTATTTTTATACTATGAGGAATACATAATGCTGTCTAACCCTGCTGATCGTGAAAAACTTCTTGCTTCCATCAAAGAAATGTCTAATTCAATGACACGAGTTGATGCCGAAAAAGATTTCCAAAAAGACGTGATTGATAAAGTAAATGACGATCTTGGCCTTGAAAAGAAATATGTGCGTAAGCTGGCAAGTATCTACCATCGTCAAAACTTTACTACAGTGCAGCAAGAGCAAGAAGAGCTTGTTGAATTGTACGAAGCGATCACAGCAAAAGCTTAACGGACATTAGCGCAGCCTGGTAGCGCATCTGCTTTGGGAGCAGAGGGTCGTAGGTTCGAATCCTACATGTCCGACCAAGAATTCCCGCCTCACTAGTCTTTGACTGGAGGGTAATAGGTTCACCGTATGGGGACCCGGGAACACATAGCCAAGGTCCTAGACGTTGTGAAGCTACAGGCTTTGTATGTAGTTAGAAAGCTAGGAGACCTGTCAGTAGGGTCTAAACTGACACTTATTCTTAGTCCACTGTTACCCATATATAGCTTCGTGCTAGGGAGCATAACAGGAACGGTGAATGTTTACACTGTGAGGCAGGTTGATCGCTGCCAAGGGAATTAGGGACTTAGGACAACCTTAACCGGCTCTCCTTTGGTGTATAGCCACTTTATCCTGCCTATACTATGTCAGCGCAGGTTTGCTAGCAGCACAGACACGACTAGGCGTCACGAGTCGCCGCTGTGGTGAGGTTCGATTCCTCAGCTTGACTCCATGGGTCTGCGTCGAATTGCTATTGCTTTGCTGGCTGGGTAAAAGTCATAGGACACAGAGTTATCTTGATTACCACCTAAAATCAAGTAGTAATCTATTCCTTGATACCTGTAAGGTTTTACAAAAAACCCAACATGTCCCTGCCAGCTGCTATTGCCTCTAGGGAAAACTACGATATCTCCGACCTGTGGAGTATCTACAGCAACTCCCCATTTCATGAATGATCTTGCGGTCAACGGGTAATCACTTACCGATTCTGATCCAGGAATATCATTTAATGATAGGATTGCATTTACAAATGCTGCACACCATTCAGTATTTACAGGATCAACGCCGAGAACCCTTTTTAGCTCTTGGCGATTTTCTTGTTCTTCTAACCCTAAATGGTAAGCTGCACTATAAAGAAGTGGATCAACAATCACTCCTCGGCCAGGCGCTTCAGACGAACAACCTGCCGTGGCAATTGCAAATATGGATGATAAGTAAATATGTCTCATTTGACTATTTATATGTGTACAAGTGTCGTATTACAGTGTATAATATGACTATATTAAATTATGGAGAACGTGAATGTCTGAATTTCTATGGGTAGAAAAGTACCGCCCTCGCACCATCGATCAGTGTGTACTTCCCAAGTCTTTGACTAAAACCTTTACCGATATCGCTAAGTCCGGTGAACTGCCAAACATGATGTTTAGTGGTACCGCTGGTGTCGGTAAGACTACGGTTGCCAAAGCCCTATGCAATATGCTTGAGCTTGATTATATCGTAGTCAACGGTTCCGAAGAAGGTAATATTGATACCCTACGTGGTAAGATTAAACAATTTGCTTCTTCGGTTTCATTGCAAGGTGGGTATAAAGTCGTCATCCTCGATGAGGCTGATTACCTTAACCCGCAGTCAACTCAACCTGCGTTGCGTGGATTCATCGAAGAATTCTCAAACAATTGCCGGTTCATTTTGACATGCAACTTTAAAAACCGTATCATTGAGCCTTTGCACTCTCGTTGCAGTGTTTATGATTTTGCTATTCCTAATAGCGAAAAGCCATCGATCGCTGGTGGTATCTTTAAACGTGTGACTGGAGTACTTGACCAAGAAAACATTACCTATGATCAAAAGGTCGTGGCTGAAGTTGTTCAAAAGTATTTTCCTGACTTCCGTCGCATCCTAAATGAGTGTCAGCGTTACTCAGTGTCTGGTACTATTGACTCAGGCGTATTAGTTAACTTGGTTGATGACAGTGTCAAAGGTCTTATTTCCCATCTGCGTAACAAAGACTTTAAACAGATGCGCAAGTGGGTTGCTGATAATATGGACACCGAGCCTCATGCTATTTTCCGTAAGATCTATGACAATATGAGTGACAACTTAAAACCTCACTCTATTCCTCAGATTGTTCTTATCCTGGCAGACTATCAGTACAAGAATGCATTTGTTGCTGATCATGAACTTAACGTAGTTGCTTGCATGACCGAGGTAATGGCTGCAGCAGAGTGGCAGTAATGTGGACAATATGGGCAAAGGCATTAGGTAGTAAAGCTTTTGATAATGCTGACAAGGCCGATAAAGTAGCGATAGTACGTACTGCAATCGTGCTATTTGAAATCCTTGTTGGCGTCTTTATTATCTTAAATGCAGTCGCAAACCATGGATTAGGACTTATTGGATTATGAACCCTTTTGATTATCTTAACGCTATCAACCAAACCAAAAAGAATATCATGGTTGATGACTTAA